CCCCTCTTTTCACTCGGTAGTGAAGCAATGAAATACATTGTAGTGTCAGGTGGTGTATTGTCAGGACTCGGAAAAGGCATCACCGCTAGCAGCATCGGGGTGCTGATGCAATCGGCTGGGTACAACGTTACTGCCATCAAGATTGATCCTTACCTCAACTGCGATGCCGGCCGCATGAGCCCCTACGAACACGGTGAGGTCTACGTGCTTGATGACGGCTCTGAAGTTGATCTTGATCTGGGCAACTACGAACGGTTTTTAGACATCACGCTAACCCAACAGCACAACATCACCACCGGCAAGGTGTTTGCCGAAGTGATCATGCGTGAGAAGGAGGGGAAGTATTTGGGCAAGACGGTGCAGGTGGTGCCGCACGTGACCGACGAGATTCAGAGGCGTATTGAGACGACTTCCAAGTTGTCAGTTAATTCAGGCGGGGGTATGGGGGTTCATCTGTCAAACGGTCCACGCCCTACCCCTGATGTCTGCATCATCGAACTCGGCGGCACTGTGGGTGACATGGAAAGTGCCCCTTTTGTGGAGGCTCTTCGGCAATTCCAGACCAAAGTGGGTCGCGACAACATGTGTTTTGTTCACGTTAGCCTGGTGCCAGTGGTGGGATCGGTTGGCGAACAAAAAACCAAGCCCACCCAGCAAAGTGTTAGGACTTTGATGGGGTTAGGGATTGTGCCCGACGTGTTGGTGTGCCGGTCGGCTAAGCCCATTTCGGACAGCATCCGCACCAAACTGTCACAGGCCTGCGCCATCGCACCTGCCCGAATCCTGGCCGCCTTTGATGTCGCCGACATCTACGCTGTCCCAGGTCTGCTAGAGGTGCAAGAGGCAACCCAAACAATCTGCACGGTGCTAGGACTGCCAGCGCCCGACCAGAATGCGGTCCGTATACACTTGGGAAACTGGTTGCCTGATATTCCGCCTGAACTCGCTCCCAAACTGACGGTGGCTATTGTTGGCAAATATGTCGGATTGCTGGATTCATACCTTAGTCTGGCCCGGGCGATTGGCCACGCCGCGCACCTCATCGGTGTCCACACCGAAATTAGTTGGGTGGATGCCGAAACCCTCAACTACGCTGACTCAACCACTTACCTCCCCCTCTTGCAAAGCGATTGTATCATTGTCCCTGGCGGTTTTGGCGACCGAGGTGTTGAAGGCAAGATTCTCGCTTGTCGTGTTGGACGTGAGAATTCTATTCCAACCCTGGGGATTTGCCTGGGGATGCAGACGATGCTGTGTGACTATTGGAGGAACGTGCTGATGATTCCCGAGGCGGTTATTGGCGAGATCGAGGATGATGGAGCGGTTCCGATCCTAAGGCAGATGCCCGAGTTGAAGCTGGGATCGTCGGTGGTAACATTGTGTGTTCCCGCTCCTTCCGAAGGCGTCAGCTACATCCGACCGTGCAAGTTTACAAAGTGTCATAAGACGGCCCGTAACGTGCACGAGCGTTTTCGGCATCGGTATGCACTGGAGACTGGCAAGTTGGGGCGACTCAGCTATGAAAAGGGAGTGGAACAGCAATTGCGTGAGGTGGCGTATACACACATGGGAATTGATCAGCATTGTGCGGCAGTAGAACTGGATCAGCATCCATTCTATGTAGGAGTTCAGTACCATCCCGAATTTACATCGCGGGTGAACCGCCCCGGTCCGCTCTTTGTGGGGCTGCTAGAGGCTGCGGCTCAGAACAAATCTGCAGTAATGAGAGAGCAAGATGGGCTGTAGTGTGCAAATGATTGCAACGCTGGGAGTGGTTGCGGTTCTGGTGATGCTGGTGTTGGCGTGGGTGATGGCCGGTCGTGCGGCTATAAGTGGAAAGGGCAGCGACGCCAGAGACAGCAAGAGGGGAGGTAAGTGTGAGAGTTGTGAGTGTGCTGGGGGTGCATGTCAGCGTCCAAGTGCCGATTAGTTTTTAACCGATGACACTAATAGACAAATATGTCGGAGCCACGAGTTGAACCTGTTCGTCCTGGTCCCATCTCGCCCAAAACACTCCCCAATCACATCCAGTATGCCATGGAGGTGGCTGAGATTGTGGTGCGGTCGGGCGACAAAGCTGCCTACGCCAAGGAAATCATTCTGCGGCTCATTGCGGAATCAGAAATGAGTCAAGAGGAAAAAGCGCTGTGTCGGGCCATTGTGGCCACCGGCATCCTGGACGGCATCTTCTCGCTGGTAGTCGACGCCACCAAGGGTGAAGTTAACATCAACGTGCTGAAGAAGAAGACCAAGTCTTGTATGAAGCGGTGGTGCCCATGCATCTGTGGCAAACCTGAGCCCAATTCTCCGCTGCCTCCTCCTTCTCAGCCAGCATCCAATCCAGCTGGCTCGGTTCCGTTGACTACCGCTGTGTAATCTTGCTGGATACATCAGACCTCTCATTTATCTATGACATCCCCATTGTGTCAACTCAAACCTTTGGGGTTAACTCATCGATACCCTGAACTCATCTTATTGTGCCATCGGTTGCGAACTGAAGCTCGCAAACGTGGACTCCCTGTCTGGTTTCCTGGTGTGCTGTTGGCCTTTTGGCATTGGTGGATCATGCCGATCTTCCTGAGCTACTGTGGACTGGTGTGCGAACATCCAGGTATCATTTTCATCTGTTTGTTGTGTTGTTCGCTGATCGGAGTGGTGCAAGCGGTATACGGGGGCAAGTGTCCGTTTATTCTGATGGAACGAGAGTTGCTTGACTGCCCGATGTGGTGGCGGGGAGCGCCGTTCAACATCATCGCTGGCTACATTCAGCCTGCAGTCATCTTTGGCGGGACTATTGGGTCTCTGATTCGGTTCATCGTCAACGTGCTCGCCAGTTAACACCCCTTAGGTGCAGGGCCTGTCCGACCAGCACATAATGATGATGTAGGATCGGGACCTCCATCCTTTGCTTGTAGCCCCGCACTACACCAAGGAGTACTATTTATCACCGACCCACTACAAACGCATGGGTTAGGCCATTCGGATGTTTCTCTAGCATCCAACCATTCTAAGGATACTTCCTTAACATTCACCTCACCATCATAGACAGGATCGCATCCTGTTATTGGACCCGATGGTATTGGGTTGGGGTAAATAACCTCGGTGGGATCGGTAGACTTTTCGTGTGCGGCTTCTTCGCTGCTCCAGACCCAGACGGAGGATGCAGGAGCGGTGGCGTTACCGCCTTGACCAAAGGCACCCACACCACAGCATGCAACATACTTGCCAGAGGGGGTGAAGCTCCCGGGGGATGGGCGTGGCGCAGGAGCGGGACCGCTGCCACCGCCACCTGGAGTTGACGACCGCCGACACATCATATTGGTGTACACCTGTGCCCCCGCTGTTCCACCCGCCGCAATCTGTTCTGCCGCCGCAGCTAATCGGGTAGCATCAGGCACTTCGCACGTCTCGCCCGCCAGCACATCGCAACCGGCCTGACCAGTCCAGTGAGTGTTTGAAGGATACATGGTTATGTCAAACCAGCCCACGCTTTTGCTTCGAGAATCCTTACAAGTGATTTTAACACAGCTCCATGGGTCCGACGATGTGTTGCGCCACGCCATCGAACCTGTCGGGCACGACTTGCACGTGTTGTCGCTAGAGTCCAGGTATTGCCCCTGCAAACAGACTGGTGGAGTCGGAGCCACACACTCTCTTGCGCTTGACGACCGAGGCGGAGAAGTGGTGCCGCTGGGACACACAGTCTGTGGCGCAGTGCCGCCAGGACAGTAGTGATCCGCAGGACACTCGGCACAAGTAGTGGTGCCGCTGGGCAAGTAATATCCTGGTTGACAAGTCGGCACAGCACACTTTCCTCCATTTAGGTTGGTCTTGCTGCCGCCTTCGGATGTTTGCCCTGCCGGGCACGGCTCGCATCCAAAGCCGTCGGCCGTAGGCTGATGGTTCGGGGCACACCAATGCTCTCTAAAATTGGGGCACACAGCTCCTTCGGGACATGGCACGCAAAATGGAGCAGTATTTCGGGTGAACTGCACACTACCGCTCTGATGTTGTTTTTGCAGTTGGTAGCACTCGCAGATTGCCCGTTCGCCTAGCGGTACTCCATCTTGGCATTGCCCTGAAGTATTAATCATAGCCCCAACTCCTGGCCCGATGCTTGGACTTGTGTCGGCTAATATGCCTCCAGTGCAAGTGCCATCGTCCGCCCCACACCAGGCAGATGATGCTGCCTTGTTCAGGTTGTACTTGTAGAATAATGGCTTAAACGCTGCTGGTGGGTTGTAGTCCGCAATCTCAACATTACTCACCCACCCCTCTTGCACTCCCCCAAACAACCACACGGTTCCACTGACCACAGCGATTACGATTAGCAAGAGGAGGGTAATGAAAAAGGTTGTTCGCCGCGTCATGGGAGTTGACCTACCTACTCTTAGTCCGGATGATCGTTGCCGCCTGCTTCTTCTTTTGTTGTGTTCGTTCGCAATACTGATCCAATGACACCCCACCGTCGCCGGTCGCATCCATTAGGAACCGAAACACCCGCACCGCCCGCTGCTGTCCGAGCCTGTCTACCCGCCCGATCGCCTGCTCCTCTACCGCAGGATTCCAATGCGGCGTCGCAAAGTACACGTCCGAGTACGCCTGCAAGTTGAGTCCCTCGCAACCAGTGCGGATCTGGAGCAACAGCACGTCGACGGGATGAATGATGTACCGTTGCCGCATGCTTGGCGGTGTCTTGCCTGAAATCTGTCCCACTGTCAGTCCCTGCAACTCGAGGACATGTTGTAGATACTCCATTGCGCCGAGGTAGTGGCAGAACACCAGTCGCTTCCGACCTTCGTCTGGTGTGCCCGCCTCGGACGCATGCTGATCTAAGATGTGGTTGGCAAGGTTTTGGAGCTTGCTGCCGGGCCTCATATCAGAGCTTAGAGGCGCCTCCCCTGGAACCCTCCGCTGTTTCTCAAACTGCTTGAGGTCGCGCAGATAGAGATCGGCGCTGACACACGACTGCCGACAGCGGGTGAGTGCGCCAAGCACGTTGGACCCAAACACTCGCACCCCGTGCCGAATATCGTTCCGCTTGCGACCAAAGCAGTCCAAAGTGGAATGGAATTGGTCGGAGATGTCGAGTTCGCTGTTGTCGTTCCATGTGGACCGTTCGATCTCCACCTGTGGAGCAGCCATTGCGATACCCAATGACGCCTTGGTTCGCTTGAGGACGTGGTGTTCAATCAGTCGCTTCTCGGAGCCAGGGATGGCAAAGATGGTTGTCGGCACACCCAACAGCTTCCAGTAGCAGTTGAGATCGGCCCGCTTGTTCTGGATTGGAGTGCCGGTGAGGAACCAAAAGTGCTCCGTGTGCAGAGCCCGTACGCCTTGAAACGATTCGCCCTGGTTTCGAATGTGGTGAGCCTCGTCGATCACCACCCTCCCCCACTCTTGCTCTCGTATCAGTAGGTGAGTGGCCGTTGAGCGCGACCTGGAGGTTACCATTCCGTACGTGGTGATGACAATCGGCGCGGCCTCCACATGTTCAGCGGTGTATTGGTGTACCTTGGGTCCGTGCAGTACCAATGGCTTGTGCTTCAGCCGCTCGCTGATGACCTGCACCCATTGCGCCAGTAGGACGCGGGGAACAATGATGAGTTGGTGTTGCTTTGACCGGCACATCATCAGCGCCAGAGTCGTCATTGTCTTTCCCAGCCCCATCTCGTCCGCTAGAATGCCTCCCTTGGTCAGCTGGTTTTGGCCGGTGCCAGTCTCCACCGACACCATCCACTGGAGTCCTGACAGCTGATGGGCGTGCGGCTCCAGACCAGTGCTCTCACACCATTGCTCAAACCACGTGCGCACCCGGCGTCGCTGGCGAGTGAGTTGGGTGGTGCGGGTGGCGGACGGCTGGATGGTGAAGGGCGCTCGGCAGCAGGGGCAGGTGCGAACGGGCAAGAGGGGGGTGCAGATGGTGCAGACGAAGTGGGTGCAACCCGATAGCTTCACCAGTGGCTTGTTGTCCTCGAGACACACAGGGCAATGTCCGTTGACTTTGATTTGTGGCCGAGGCCGGGGTCGGGGTACTGGGCGTGGTTGGACAAGTGGCGCTAGTGCCCCAGGTCGTGACTGATGGCGAGGTCGGGGACGTGGAGTCGGTGCCGTCAGGGCGTCCGGTTCTGGAGACATTCCGCGTTCGGTTGTTGATTCGTCACTAGAGGTTGACATGGTGCCGTTCGGGTCGAGATTGATCAGAAAATTATGATGTCTGAGCCGTCAATTTCTTGGGTTATCCCTGACCATTCGTCAGGGAGTTGTGTGCCTCACATTCTTGCTCCTCAGGATGACGTCACCGATGATGTCACCGCTGCCTGCCGTTTTCGCCGCTGCAAGAAGTGCCGGTTCTTATAGGCCTTCTTGACCTTCTCCTCCGCTTCCGGTCGGGTAAGCTTGTTGGTTCCACTGAGATCGTTGATCGCTGCCTCCACTGCCACTCTGTTCGCCTCTTGAAACGCAGCCCATCCTTGCTTCGGCGACAACGGCTCTGTGCCGAAACAGTTGTCACGCACATGAGCATCCATCTTTGTCAGCAATTCCTCCGGCGTCGCCACGTATTCCCGCCGAACTACACCAACCCGCTCCTCTTGCTGACCATTCTTTGGCTTCCGGTAGTAACGAGCACTTCGGAACATCTTCGAGTTAAGATCACCCGTGTACCCCAGAGCCCGCAGCCGCTGTTCTTCCAGTTCTATCAACGACTGATGGGACTGAACAAAGTTGGACCACACAATGTCAGCCTGAGACCGACGCAGTTCGGCAAAACCCTGTCGGGCCATTTCATCCAGTGCGGACACGATGGGCGGTGAGAGGACAAAGCGGTGTGTCGGAACACGGGGCTGTGTTGGTAATCCATTGACAACAGCGGACATGATGTTCGGCTCGGTGCGATTGCTAATGAGAATAATGCTATTTCTGGTTCAATTTTTGCACCACCAAAATACTATATTCTG